GATCTCATTTCTAACCTCTCCACAGGTGTTGGATTTCGTCTTTCGATTTCTTTTTCTAAGTCATCGATTTTATTGATAACGTTATCCATTCCTGAAACTTGTGACTCTAATTCAGATAATTTAGATAATAAATCATCCATCTTAGTACTTACACCATCAACAGAAGTTTTTGTTTCTTCAGTTTTATCAACAATATCTGTTACATCTACTTCTACGGTATCTTCACCACCTAATGGTTCTTCAGTTGCGAATTCATCTTCTACCTCAGTATCACCAAAAGGATCGATTTCGCCCTCAGTATCTACACCAGACTCTGTTTCACCTTCAACGTCACCAAATGGATCTTCTAAAGTTTCTTCTTCAGTGTCTGTAGTATCCTCTACTTCTTCTGGTGTCTCTTCAGTATCTACAAAAGGATCTTCTTCTTCCGCAGGTGGATCTTGTTCTGTTAACATATCGTCTAAAAGTAAATCACCATTAACATCTTTAGGGTCATCTTCTTCTGGTACATAGAAAGTATATTCCAATAACTGTCTATATCTTTTTAAATCTTCGGATAATAAATTTTTCTTACTCATATTACATTAATAGTTGTCTACCATCATTAGTCTTATAAACTTTGTTTACTCTCTCAACGATTTCTTTTCCATCATTAATCATACACTCTTCACCTTCACACTCCTTTTGTGTATTGGTGTCGTTAAGAAAATTATCTAATTTATTTCCCAAAGTTTCTTTTTCTTTAGTATCTTTTTTAGTTTCCATAATACTTTTTATTTATAAATATTAAGAAATTAGGAAAAATCTCTATTAATTGTCAATATTTTTAATTCTTCATTTTTGATAATTAACATTTTATTTTGATAATTATCCCAATCTATTTTTACATCTTGATGATTTATGTTTCCACTATCAGTATCACTTATAATTTCAATTAATTGATTAAGTGCGTTGATCGTATAGAAACATTCTCCTTTTTTATGTACAATAATAGTAGGTGGGTAAAATGAACTTGTATCAACTCTTTGATCTTGATTTAACCTAACCATAAAGGTTAAAATCTTTTTGTCTTCTTCGTTAAAGGTATACTGGAAAATGTTTTTATCTAATATTTTAAATCTGTTGTATAGATATTTCTTAAAACTATCTATTTTATCCAAATATACAAAAGACGCTAGCGTTATAATTTTATTGTTCGATTCCATAACTATAAATGTAAGGAATATATCTGTTTTTGTTTTTTATTTTATATATAAAATCCCTACATTTATTAAATATCTCAGAATCTATAAAAGTATTATTCGATAAGTTTTTAATCGTTTTAATTATTTTTTCTTTTTTACCTTCAATTAAAGATAAAACATTCAAATCTATACCAAATATTAAGTTTTCACCATATATATAAATCATATCATTAGGTGAAATATAGGTAGTTGGGTTTTTTAAACTCAATATTTTTCTTATAATTCTAAAGTTTACCATTTTTTTACCATATAACAAGTCCAAATAAACATATGGGATGTTTTCCCCAAAAGAATTATAACAAAGGGAAATAAATGAATCTAAATCTGATTCATATTCTGATTTTCTTTCTTTTGTTGTGAAAGTCCAAAATAATTTAGAATTAATTTGTTTGTGTAAAATAGATACCCCATCTTTAACAAGTTCTTTTGTTTTTTCCCAACCTATAATTAACGTAGGTAACCTATCGTCAATGGTATCTAACTTACGACAAATCTTAAAGTTTTCTAATTCCAAATTAGAACTTGTTATTATATTTCCAACATACATATTACAAATATAATAATTTTTTCGTAAAAAACAAATTAAGGATTAAAGAAATCAATTAGTGGTTCATCTTTATAAGTGAATTTATTTAATACTTTTTGAAAAACTTTTGCGGATTCCTCAATACTTTTAGGTTTAAATTGTTGTGACGCTAATCTCGATTGATTAAACGAAGTAAACGAACCTAACCTACCACCAACTTTGTTTTCTGTGTAGTCTGATCCAGTATTATCATTTTCGTCTTTAATATTTTTCCAAACTTTATAGGATATTTCAAACTTTGTTTGGAATGTGGGTTGTGCATAACTTTGTGGTGAATTAATTGCATCTTCACCAAATAAGTCAAAATATTGTTTTCTTCCTATCATATATAAGAATCCTACTGGTCGATACATATATTCGTCTCCTTGAAAAACGTTATAATACTTTAAACTATCTAAATCTGTAGTTATTTTACCTTCATTATCAAACTCAACTTTGTTAAATTCTATTAAAGAAGATGGTGTTGATCCTTGATAATAATATGCAATTTCTTGATTTTCAAAACTAGTTGTTGATGCAGTAGTAGTGGGTGTATATGTGAAATATTTATTGTCTGATTCTGATATAATATTACTACTCTCTTGATACGCTTTAGTTTCACCAGAAAACTCTACATTATTAGGATATTTAAGTTCATTATCAGAAAATTCACCATTACGCCAATTAAATTCGGCGTCCTGAAAATTGTTTGAATTAACGAGTGCATTTGCAAAAAACATTGCAACATCTGCGTTAGTTGATCCATTTATAGTAGTTTTAATAAATTCAATATCATCATTATTTAAATTATCTGTTACTATTTTAGGTACTCCTATACCATTTAATGTTTCAATAGTTATCTGTTCAACCTCAAATTCTAAACCAGCCAATTCAGAATTAACACCAATACTATAAATCTGATTTGTATTATTTAAATTAGTAAACTCTATTTTAGGTATTTCATTTGTCGCATTTAAATCGATATCAATGTCCGCAGTTATAGATGTTGTCGGTGGTGAAATATATTTAGATTGTCTCACACCTTGAAAATTAGTTGTCATATGGTTAGGTGTAATACTGTGACTAACACTAGTAATCAAATATGCCCCATTAAAGAATGGTACGTTTTGTAAATCAAAATACATTAATGGTTGTATATTCATACACCCCAATGCATCAACTTGACACGTGTAGGATCTCGTTTTAAATAACTTTAATAAATCTGTACCCTGATATGTTTTTTGTGTTGCACCTCTTTTATCAATTAAATCAGATAAAGCTCTAAAGTATTCACCCGTTTCTTTATGTTCTTGTTGATTTAATGAAACGTTTTTAAATATGGTTTGATTTTGTGCGCCAAATGCAACCCTAAATGCAACTAATGAAAAATCATCTTCAATATCACTCGCCTTATTTGTGTCTACCATATCAGGTGGTAATTCTCCATTTTTAAACGCATAACCATCATTGTTAAAATAATAATTATTTGTTTCTTTTATATCTAAAACTTGTGATGCTCCACCTACATATATACAACAATAAACTGGTCCTGATGAATCAGGTGACTCTAAAGTGGTAAAAGGTCTAAACATTTTTGCAACCTCTGTGGATTCTTTATAGTTAATGTAACTAGGTAGTATTTGGAATAAAAAGTTACTGTCCCTTAATAATTTAGACATAAACAGATAAACACTAGTATCTTGATTATTACCTAAACTTAAAAAACTATTTAAATTTATTGTTGCTGCACCACCAATATCTCTCCACCCTCTATCTATAAACTTAAAGTATTGAATTAAATCTCTATCTCCTCCACCACAAACATTAAAACTTTTTTCTGTATCAGATACCCATTTGTCATTAATATTTTTAAAATAGTTATATATTTGTAATTTTATCTCTTTTTTGTTTTTTTCACTAAGTTTTTGTTTTTCTTCTTCTACATTATTACCGCTAGTATCACTATTATCATTAGATTTTTTAGAGAAAAGTTCTGAGAATTTATCTATATATTCATTTATATTATTAATTGTGATAAATAATTTATTTTTCCTATTTTTATCAAAAATGTTAGGATTTAATATTATAAGTTCTGTAGTTTTTGTTAACCTTTCAAGTAAGTACCTTTCTGTCGATCCTATATCAGTCGGTGTGTCACTAACATAATTTTCTAATTCGGATTCAAACTTACCTGTCTGTGTAGAATTAAAATTAAGTTTCACCCAATCTTTAAATTTGTTTATTAAAGCGTTTTTAACACTAATAGGTAAATTTATCAATTCATCTTCTAATGGTATATCTGTAGACTCTTTAGATTTATAATAACTTATTTTAGTAGGGTAATTATCTTTACTTGTTTGGAAATTTGTATAATTTGTCCAAACTAATGGATCATTATTTTCCTTATATCTCCATAATAATGAACCCAAATAGTAAACATATAATTCAGGTAACTTAACAATTCTCGCACCAACGAATTTATCTTTATCATTAGTATTAGTATTAGGGAATAACGAGTTTATAAACCCTTTTTTAAAGTCTCTATATGGAATTGTTGATAACAATAAATACCCCCTACCAAAAATGTTTTGTTGTGTATAAAAATCATTACCCGTAAAAGTTTCTTCGTACTCTGTTTCGGTGTCATCAGTAAAATATGTTTTATTCAAATATATCCCTGTAGTGTCTCCAGTAGAAGATTTAACATCTATATCTACTAATTTTACATTTTCAAATTTAGTTATATTAACATTTTTAGTGTTTAAATCTGATGCAGTATTTGATGAATTTAATAGTTTGTTACCTATTGATTTATCCCAAACATTATATATGTTATAAGTATAAAGATTATTACTTGACACATATTTAGTTTCATATATTAAATCACCACTATATTCTTTCTTAGTGAATTTACTTTTATCTTCAGGAAAAAATTTACTATATTCCGTTGATTGTCTTATACTATCCCAAAGTTTACTAGAGTTGTTTATAATGTCACTATAATTTTTACCGAATAAAATATAATCTATATTTGGGTTATCGTAATTTAACCCAAACTCAATGTCACCTATCTTTGGTTGTACTCCATCACCTTCTTTTAATGCGTATGTTATATCACCATCATCCTCAACAACAATATTTTTAAAGAAATCTGTTTTACCTATTAAACTATTAGATCCAAATTTATCCCTATCATTTTTTATCCTATCAATTATTTTATTGATAACTAAAACTGTTTGATTATTTACTTTTACGGATTCAAACGCATTAATTGCATCAAATTTCGCATAATCACTAAATAAACCACCTGTAGTTGCATCAAAATTAGAATAATTTTCCCATAACGCAATCCTAGTTAACATTTGTTGTGTAAAATATTCAATGATTTCTTTTTCTGTATTTAAAAATCTCAAATTTAAAAATGGATTAACATCATAATCCATAGGATTAATAGGAAACCAATTATCGGTATCAGTACCATTATTTAATACACTAGTTTTAGTAATTTGTTGTAGTTCTTCTCTTTTTGATATGAAATTATCGAATACCCTTTCAACAAAATCATATTCAGGAAATTTATTTCTAGTGACACCTCTTACATCACCAATATAGATTTCTTTTTGCGCTTCTCCATCACTACTACTATAGAAAGAAGGCCAAGCAATAGATTTATTATTGTCTGACAAATTATTTAACAATGTATCAGGTATATCGGTTTGTTGTCTCTTAATTATATTATTTCTTTGTGAACCTAAATTTTCACTAGATTTAGTTATTTCATAAATCGTTTCAACCATTGCTTGTGTGTTATTGGATAACACTTCAAAACAAGTTTTTATTGTGGGTTTAAATTCATTTTCAGAATCATTAGATTTATTAAATAACTTTTCGTTTAAGTCTTCTTGTACAATTTGTTGTTGTGATTTTATAATACTTTCTAAAGATTGTATTTCATTTTCAAGTTTTTCTCTAATTTCTCTAAAATCTGCAACTACTACAACTGTCTCAGATAACATATTGTTATTAAAATATGTATTTTCACCAACTACTTTTTTAAAATTATTTATATCGAAATTAGTATTTACACTGTTACCGTCCTCATAATTTTTTTTCAAGTATATTTCATTCGTTGGTGTTGTCATATAGGATAATACCCTTTCTAATGAAAATCTTTGATCTAAAATCAATTTATCGTTTGGTTTTTGGGAGTCAATTACAAAATTTTTCCAATTATCTTCACTATTCTCAACTATATTAAATAATCCAATAAATTCTTTGTCTTTTGGCGTATCTAAATAATTAATAACACTATTTATCTTATTACCTAATTTACCTTGATTTTTGTCACCTACTACCTTCTTAAGATTAGTTAAACTGTCTGTATTAGTATATTGTTGGTTTCTATCGTCAGTAATATATTCATTATATTTAGTAACAATATCATTTAATGTATTAATATAATTTTTAAAATTACTAATAGATATACTATTAATTAAAAGATAATCCCTAATAGAAAAATAGTTAGTTCTATTAATTAATAAACTATCATTTATCCCACTAGTATCTATTTCTGTTCTACTATTATTTATTTTTAGATAATCTTTAGTTGTTCCATCGACATTAGATTGATTGGTTGAATCAGATTCTTTAGTTATCGGTGTACCTATAAATGATTGTAATTCTTTTAATATACTTTTTTTACCATTTAAGAATTTTAATGTTTTAAATGTATCTAAATCATCTTTTAGTGATTCTGACTCTACTTTAAGTTTTGATATTCTAGTGAAGAAATCATCTAATTTTCTTATATTTAATTTACCTACCCTTTGTAATTCTTCTAAACTTTTACCTTCACCATTAGAACTTAAACCAAAACCATTATTAGTCCTATCATAAATTTCATTTAATTTATTATATCCCTCTTTTGTATTAACAACACCTACAATATTACCGATTACCATATCATTAAGAAACGCTTGTTGGAAACCTAAAAAGTTTGCACTAATATCAAAATTACCCGTAGAACCATCAAATTGAGAATTCCAATTAGTCATATGTAGACAGTAATCTACCTTTTGTCCGAAATAACCTTTAACTGAGAGTTGGAAAACAGGGTAAGGCATTTTAAAAAATATAGAGTATGGTGATTTAATATCATCATTACCTAAAACATCAAACAATGCACTACCTCTTACATCTGTAAATGTTATATCTACTACAGGTACTAAACTAGCACTATACTTTATATTAATAGATTTAATACCAAAACCTTCTAATATACCAGAACTTCTTGTATCTTCACCTTTAAACCCACTTATATTTGTCCAATCAGTAGTTGCATATGTTTGTTGTGGGTTAGGATCTAACTTACCTTCATTGTTATATCTTATTTTTGTTGATATAAAGTTAACCTCATCCTCAACACCTCTAGTCGTAAAACCTTCTCCATTATATGTTACTCTGTTTCTAGGGTATGCAGAAAATTTAACATATATAAACATGTCTTCAGGTGGTATAATATCATTTTGTATTGGATTTGGATCTACAACGAATACCTTACCTTTACCATTACCACTACCGATTTCTTCTACGTTTTCTGTCATAAAAAACTATTTTTTAAATACCATATAAAGTTTTATATTCTTCTACTTTATCTATGTATTCTTGTAAACTATCTCTAAATGGAAAGGGTACTACAATAATTTCGTCATCAGGAATATTTTCTTC